AAGAAAGGTCAATTTATAAGTAGAAAATCATTGCAGTTTATGATTGCAAGAAGTGTATTTGAAAAAGGTATTAAAGCAAGTATGTTTTTTACTAAACCATTTGAGAAAGCATTTAAGAACCTACCAAAAGAATTAGTAGATGCATATAAATTAGATGTAGAGCAATTAATAAAAACAACAGTAAATAATAAATAATGGCAATAATAAATGTAAGAAGTCCGAAGTATGTATCTATTGATGATGGTGCATTGTCTTATGCAGTACTAAAACTATTTATTTGGACTGGTGCTTCATCTCCAGTACCATCAACAGAAACTTACAATATTCGTAAATCTGGTACTTTTATAGTATTTTTTGAGATAGCAGAATTAATAAGAGATTATTTAGATACAACATTTGATGGGAATTATAGTGGTCAAGCAGTTTGGGTTTCAACCTCTTTATTTGCGTATGATTCTAATAATAATGAGGTGTCAGATGATGGAGAAAGTTTTGTTGCTTTTGATGGTTATAACTATTTCGAAGAAAGTAGAGGTATTAGCATACCTAACCCTATAATGATTACAAATAGAAAGTTATTTGTTTTAGAAGATAATACATTTAGAGTTCCTATTTATACTGCAACAAGTCCAACAGTTACATTTTTAAAAGATAACCAAATTGTAGGTAGTACATCATTTACACCGAGCAACCAAAGTTCAGAACAAATAAAGTATGTTTCTATTTATGGAAGTGATACTAATTGGGATTCGTTTAAAGAAAGAGTTTTAGAAGATGGTGGTACAGATTATGAATCTAACAAATGTTTAGAAGCATATTTTAACGATTACTCAATAGGAGCAGTTGATAAGATAATTGTTTCAGATAGTGATGGTGTTCAAACTATAAATGTATCTATTTTAGAAGAATGTAAATACGAACCTAAAAAGGTAACGTTTGTAAATAAGTATGGTGCTTTGCAAGATATGTATTTCTTTAAGAAGTCAGTAGAGAAAATGAATGTTAAAAAAGAATCTTACAAGTCAAATATATTAGATTCAAATTACGCATATAACTCAAGCAATCACGTTTACAGAGATTTTAATGTAGTAGGTAAAGAATCCGTTACGTTAAGTAGTGGGTTTTTGAGTGAAGAATACAACGAAGTGTTTAAGCAAATGATGCTATCTGAAAAGGTTTGGGTTACTAACATAACTGATGATGGAGAGCAAGTATTGCCGATAAACGTTAAGACATCTAACATCACTTATAAGACATCTTTAAACGATAAGTTAGTAGAGTACACATTTGACTTTGATAATTCATTTAATGTAATAAACGACATTCGATAGATGCAGAAAATACAATTATATATAGAGGGACAAAGAGTTGATATGTTTGATGATGAAAGTGTTGTTATTACTCAAACGATAAAGAACGTGCAAGATGTTGGTAAGATATTTACTGACTTTACAAGAACGTTTAGTTTACCAGCGAGTAAAATAAACAACAAAATATTTAAACACTATTATAATTACCATATACAAAATGGGTTTGATGCAAGAACAAGAAAACCAGCTAACATAGAATTAAACACTTTACCTTTTACAGATGGTAGAGTTAAATTAGAGGGAGTAGATTTAAAGGACAATAAACCGCATACATATAAGATTACATTCTTTGGTAGCACAGTTACTTTAAAAGATTTGGTTGGAGATGATACGTTATCTATATTAAGTAGTTTAACATCTTTAAATAAATTGTATGATGCAACAAATATAAAAGCATCTTTAGAAGCAGACCCAACTACAAGTGATATAATTGCACCTTTAATTACACATACACAAAGATTAACTTTTAATTCCCATAATTCAGCAAATCAAGTAGGTAACATTGCTTGGAATATTGGGCACGTTCACGGAGTTTTATATTCTGAATTAAAATATGCAATTAGATTACATACTATTGTTGAGGCAATAGAAACCCAATACGGAATAACATTTAGTAATGATTTTTTCGTAAATACAAATACACCATACTATAATCTATTTATGTGGTTACATAGAAAGAAAGGAGATGTAGAGAATTTAAGTAATGAGAACCAATCTATTGTAAATGGTTTTACACCAGAAGCAGACAATACTACAACACAAACTCACTTAAAAAGTAACACTACTTTAGAAATATATGGCGACTCTCAAAGGTATGATAATATTACTGAATTAAGATTTGTTACATCAAGTACAGTTCCTTATAGTATATCTTTACAAAAAGATGGTGTAGAGGTTGTAAGATTTAATGATGTTGTTGGTAATCAAGTAATAAACCAATTTACTTTTGATGGCGATTATACTATTTATATTGAATCTTCCGCAGATATAACTTTTACTAAAATAGAATGGTACATTTCTTATGAGCAAAATGTAAAAACTTATTCAACTGGTAGTTATTTACATTCAGACGCTTTTACTTTTGATATTACTCAACAGATTCCAGAGATGAAAGTAATTGACTTTTTAAGTGGTTTATTTAAAACATTTAATTTAACTGCATACGTTGAACAAAATACAAATGAAATTGTTGTAAAAGATTTAAACAGTTTTTATAGTGGAGGTTCTTCTTATGATATAACTAAATATATTGATGTTAGTAAAAGTCAAGTAAATATAGCTTTACCATATAGAGAGATAAATTTCCAACACGAAGATACTAAAACGTTTTTAGCTTCTATACACAGTCAGAAGTTTGGTAAAACTTGGGGTAAATCTGAATACACTAATTCAGAAAAATTAGATGGTACTATCTATGATATTAAAACACCTTTTTCACAAATGAAATATGAAAGGTTGGTTGATGAAAATGCTTCTGGAATAGGTGTAACAGATGTTCAAGTGGGTTATTTTGTAGATGATAACCAAGAATCTTATTTTGGTAAACCTTTAATATTTTATCCTATAAGGCAAACAAGTGCTGATGGTATTGCTTTTTTAAGTTCCCCAACAAGTCAAGAAGAATTAACAACTTACAATATCCCTTCAAATAGTGTAGCTTTAACAACTACTGCAAGTACTTATAATATAAATTTCTATGAAGAAGTTAATGAGTACACAAGGGAAACTGGTTTTACAAATACATTATTTAAAGCATATTATAGCGACTATATAACAAGTGTTTTTAATCCTACAAACAGAATAACAAAAGTAAGTGCTTATTTGCCTTTGAGAATATTACTTAATTATACTTTAGCAGATAGGTTTGTAATAGGTGGAAACAGTTATAAAATAAACTCAATAAAAACTAATTTAAAAAATGGTAAATCTGAAATTGAATTACTAAACGATTTATGATAGAACAAATATTAGATTTATTAAAAGATACAGATTGCAAATCAGAAATAGTGCAATTAGCAAAAGGAAAAAATAAATTTCCAGACAGTTTTAAAGAAGTATTTAAAAGACAAAAACAAGATAAAGAATGGAAAAGATAATAATTGATTTAGAAGCTAAAACAGATAAAGCACTAAAAGGAATTGACAAAGTTGCGGATAGTGTTAAAGACTTAAATAAATCTGTTACAGATGGAAATAAAGAAACTGAAAAATCTTTAAAAGGTGTTGAGAGTGCTTCTAAAGATGCTGCTGGTGGTATTAAAGCAATTGGTACAACTTTAAAGGCTATTGGTATTGGTTTAGTTATTTCTGCTCTTGGTACTTTAAAAGAGTTATTCTCTCAAAACCAAAAAGTTGTAGATGCGTTTAATATTGTTTTTGAAACTGCTGCGGAAATAGTAGGGCAAGTTGCAACTGCATTTACAGATACTTACAATGCTTTAACGCAATCAACAGATCAATTAGATGCACTTGGTAAAGTTGCAAGTGGTATTTTAACAATAGTGTTAAGCCCTTTCCAACTTGCTTTTTATGGTATTGCTTTAGCTATTGATGAAGCTATGTTAGCTTGGGAAAAATCATTTTTAGGAGATAAAGATCAAGAAACAATAAAGGCTTTGAATCTATCTATATTAGAAACTAAAAAAAATATAGTAGATGTAGCAGATGGAGTTTCAAAAGCTGGTTCTGATGTTGTAAATAATTTTGGAGAAGCTATAACAGAGGTTTCAGAAATAGGTAAAGTTGTTGTAAAAGAATTTGGAGAAGTTAGTATATCTACTGCAACAGAAGCTGCAAAAGCAAATGTTGAATTACAGAAGTCTGCTGAATTAGCTGCTGCAAGACAAGGTTTATTTTTTGAGAAATTTGATAGACAAGCGGAGAAGTTAAGACAAATAAGAGATGATGAAACGAAATCTATTGAAGAACGTAAACAAGCAAATGATGCTTTACTAATTAAAATAGATTCAGCTGAATCCGCAATGCTATCACAAGCACAAATGCAATTAGCTTTAGCAGATGCAAACTTAAAAAAAGATAAAGAGAATGTAGAGTTTCAAACTGCAAGAATAGAAGCGTTAAGAGAATTAGCTGGTGTTGAAGCACAGATTGAAGGTATTAGATCAGAACAAAAATCAAATGCGTTAGCTTTAGATAGAGAGTCTTTAGAATTAACAAATTCACAAAAAGAAGCTGATGCAGAATTAAATGCTAATAAAAATCAATTTGAAGCAGAGCAAATAGAAAACGACCTTGCAAGATTAGAAAGACAAAAATTATTAAACGAAGAAGAAACAAAATCAGAAGAAAAAAGATTAATAGACAAAAGAAATTTATATAAAAAAGGAACTATTGCATTTCAAGAAGCGCAAAATCAATTAGATGCGTACCAACAAGCAAGTGGTCAAAAACAAATACAAATAGATAAGCAGATTGCAAAAGAAAAAGAAAAAACTGTATTTCAATCTTTGGGCGCTATTGCTGGTTTATTAGGTAGTAATAGTAAATTCGGTAAGGCATTAGCGGTTACACAAGCGATAAGAGATACTTATACTGGAGCAAATAAAGCACTTGCACAAGGTGGAATATTTGGATTTATCGGAGCAGCTGGAATTATAGCATCTGGATTTGCAAATGTAAAACAGATTACTTCATCACAAGAACCACCTAAACCATCATTCGCAACTGGAGGAGGTGGAGTTTCAGCAAGTGTATCAACACCAACAACTCCACAAGTTCCATCATTACCACCAGCATTTAACGTAGTTGGAGCAAGTGATACTAATCAGTTAGCAGAGGCAATTGGTAGTCAATCTCAACAACCAGTTCAAGCGTATGTAGTTTCAAACGATGTAACAACTGCACAAGAAATGGATAGAAATATTGTAAAGGGTGCTTCAATAGGATAAAAAAGTATTTGAAAATATAAAATATTAATTAAAAGTTATTATATAATTATGAAAATAATAGAACTTATTTTAGATGATGATGAAGCAATTGGAGTTGAAGCAATTAGTGTTGTTGAAAATCCAGCAATTGAATCTGACTTTATAGCGTTAAACAACCAAGAAATAAAACTTGCTGAAATAAGTAAAGAGAAGCGTTTGTTAATGGGTGCTTTATTAATACCAAAGAAGCCAATTTACAGAAGAAACGGAGAAGAAGAATACTATATATTCTTTTCAGAAAAGACTGTTGCAAAAGCATCTCAAATGTATTTACAGAATGGTAATCAATCAAATTCAACATTAGAACACGATGCACAATTAAAAGATTTAACGTTAGTTGAAAGCTGGATTGTTGAAGATAAAGCAAAAGATAAAACTGCTTTATATGGTTTAGATGTACCAGTTGGTACTTGGATGGGTTCTGTTAAAGTTGAGAATGATGAGATTTGGAATGATTATGTTAAGACTGGAAAAGTAAAAGGATTCTCAATAGAGGGTTATTTTGCTGATAAGATGGAAAGACCAAATGAAGAATTAAAAGAGCATTTGATGAAATATCCTCATACTATGTACAACCCAAAAACTGGTGCAAGTGTTAAAGTAATGAATAAAGAGGAACACGATAAATACAATAAAAAAGGTTGGGTACACAGTAAGCCTAAAAAATACGAAGAACAAGAATTAGAATCTTATACTGACTATCCACAAGGTGCAACAAACAATGCTAAAAGAGCGTTGAAATGGGTTGAGGAGAATGGATGGGGTTCTTGCGGAGAAGCAACTGGAAAGAACAGAGCAAACCAATTAGCAAAAAGAGAACCAATAAGCAAAGATACTATTGCGAGAATGGCATCATTTAAAAGACATCAACAACATAAAGACGTACCTTATTCAGAAGGATGTGGTGGTTTAATGTGGGATGCTTGGGGTGGTTCTGCTGGTGTTAATTGGGCATCAAGAAAACTAAAGCAATTAGAAGAACTTTCTGAACTTAAAAAACTATTATCATAATGAGGGCAGTATATTGTAAATGCAAGAATACATATTCTATTGAGTGTAAACAGAATCAAGGTAAAGACTGTAATGCTCCAGAATATTGGAAGCAAGGTATCGGAAGTATCAACGCAACAGAAGAAAACTAAAATTAATATATATAATGAAAACCGAAAGAAAAGTATTTAATAAACTGTTTAAGAAAGATAAAGTTGAGTTATCTGCTGAAAAGATTGAGTTGGCTTTAATTGATGATATTAGAAGTGAGATGTCAAATGCAAATAAAGGTGCTATTAAAGGTATTGATATGATTGAAGCAGCAAAAAAACCTTTAGAAAATTCTTTGAGAGATAATAAATCTCTTCTTAAAAAGTTAGAAAAAACAAAAAAATCTGCAATTGAACTTGGTGCAATGGAAATATTAAAAGAGGTTCAAAAATTTGAACAACAAGTAAAAGAAAACATAAAATCAATTGATAAGATTTTAGGAGGTCTTTAAAATTTAAAAATTTAATATATAACACAATGAAAACCGAAATAAAAGTATTTAACAAATTATTCAAAGAGGAGAAAACAGAATTAGCAACGCAAAAGATTGAATTAGCTACTGAATTTAAAGAATTTTCACAAAAGGCACAATCTATTTATTTAGATGCAAGAAATCTTGCTCAAAAAGATTTAATGAATTTAAGAGATAAAATAGAGGATGGAGAAAGAAAATTATTAAAACTTTCTTCGGAGTTAAATTCTGAAATAAGTAGGGTTGGAAAACAAGCTAAATCTATTGGGGTAGATATAAAAGAAACTACTGTTTATAAAAATATGACTAAAGCAGTTCAAGAGGTTATGTCTTATGAAGATTCATTTAAAAAAGCAATTACAAAAACAAAGGGTTTTAAATTATAATTGAAAACCAAAATGCAAAATAATAACTAAATTTTATTATATAATTATGAATACAAATCAAACATTAAACAAAGTTAGAACTTTACTTGGAATAGAAGTGAAGTTAGAGCAAATGAAACTTGATAATGGTGCTATTTTAGAAGCGGAAGCATTTGAAGCTGGTGCAGAAATCTTTGTCGTTGCAGATGAAGAAAGAGTTGCAGTACCAGTTGGAGAATACGAAGCAGATGGGAAAATTATCATTATTGAAGAAGAAGGTATCATTTCTGAAATCAAAGAAGCTGGAGCAGAAGAAGAAGCACCAGAAGAAGAAGTAGTTGAGGAAGAAGCTAAATCAGAAGAAGTAGAAGAAGAAGAATTATCAACTGAAACTGCATCTCCTAAAAAGATTGTAAAATCAATTACAGAAGAAATGTTCTTTTCTGAAATCGAAAAATTAAGAAACGAAATCAACGAACTGAAACTTGCAAAAGTAGAGGTTAAAGAAGTTGAAGAAGTATCTGTTGAACTATCTGCTGAACCAGAAGTTGAAGGTATTTCTCATAATCCAGAAAACGTTTCTGCAAAGAAAGAGTTAAACCTTTACTCTCAAAAAGGTAAAAATAACACAAT